TACCTTATGCGAAACCACGATGTCTGGATTTATGTGCGCTGCGCCAACAGCGATCCGTGCATTGCCTTTGACCGGCTGTATGACCTTATCGACGAAGCCGCCGGACACGGTTTTCTTGTGCGCGGCACATCTTTTGACCATTGCAGCGGAAACACCTTGAAAGACCGCATCGGTCTGCGAACCATGCTGGACGCAGTAGAGAACGGTCGGGTCGAAGCCGTGATGGTGCGTGATTTGGAGCAGATCAGCCGCAACAGCTACATACTGGTGGGAGTTATTGAAATTCTGCGTCAGAATGATGTCTATCTTATTACCACCGAATGTGACCTGAACACCGAGCTCATTAACAGTGGTCTTGAACGCTTTGTCGGTGACCGCTTCACGCGGGCTTCGTTCGGTAAGCCACGCTTTGATGTTCGACTCCCGCTTATGGATCAATTCTGAGGTGTGCCCATGAAAGAATACAAAATTTGGGCGTTCGCCCGCAGTGCCGCACCGAACCTGCCCGCATTGGAAGAACAGCTTGCCGATGTCATGCGCGAAGCCGACAGGCGCGGCTACATCATCGTCAACTCCTGCATGGAGCAGAAGTACGGCACCGAGTTCTGGCGACCTGATTTGTTTGCCATGCTCACCGCTGTGCAACAGGGGCGTGTCAATGCCGTCATGGTGCAGAGCCTTGACCGTTTGAGCCACGACATTACAATCTTGTACCGCATCCTACGCTTTCTGCAAAATTACAGTGCCGTACTGATTACGACCGAAACCAATCTACAATATGAACTCTATCTGACAGGGTTGGAGAGTCGCATCCTGGCTCGTACCGCGCAAACCAGAAAAAGAGTTCCGTGGGAGGTGGCTGTTGATGCAGATTGACTCGTTTCCCATAAGGCTGGAACAGGAGTTGAAATACGCACTGGCCTATGCCGCGCTGGTATCCGCTGCCGCAAACGGAAGATTGCCTAGGGATATCTGCCAGCGCACGAATGTTGGTTATGCCCGGAAATGCGGCGTTTTGCGCCGAGAAGTTTAGTGGTTCTCGTGAATAGCTTTTGACCTGCCTTTCGGGTATATTGTATGTGATAAAAAGAATGTCACAGCGTCGAATGCAAAGGAGAAAGTCATGCCACAAACAGCAGAAAGAAAATCCATAGCGCGTTACATCCGTGTGGATAAAGGTGCAACCCACCCTGCATTGCAACGTGAGGAATTACCTAAACATATGGCGATTTATGCTGACTATGGCGTTACAGGTACGGACCCGCGCCAACGGCCGGAACTCAACCGATTGCTGGCTGACTGCCGTGCAGGACGTGTTAACCGCATTGTGGTGCAGTCAACGACACAGCTTGCCCACCGTACAGCAGACCTGCTGACAATCCTGCAAGAATTGCAGAGCCTTGGCATAGCAGCTGATTTTGAAAAAGAGCGCTTCTCCACCGATTCTCCTACAGGGAAAAAGATACTGGACACACTTCGCGCAATGAGTGCAAGCATTTAGGAGAACTCTCATGCCACAAGTCCAAGTTATCCAGCCAATCCAGCAACAACCGAAGCGTCTGCGCGTGGCGGCCTATGCCCGCGTCAGCAGCGATTCCGAGGATCAGCTAAACTCGCTGGCTGTGCAGGTGGATTACTACACCCACCTGATACAGGAAAATCCCAACTGGGAGTTCGCTGGAATTTACACTGATGAGGGTATCACCGGCACCAGCACGAAGCGTCGTGAGCAGTTCAACCGCCTGATGGACGACTGCCGTGCCGGACTGATTGACCGTGTGCTGGTTAAGTCGGCATCCCGCTTTGCCCGCAACACGGCGGATGCACTGTCATCGGTTCGTGAACTGAAAAGCCTTGGTGTGACGGTAGCCTTTGAAAAAGAGGGCTTCGATACCGAGACCTCCAACGGTGAAATGCTACTGAGTATAATCTGCGCCGTAGCACAGGAAGAATCGCTGTCCATCTCACAGAATATGAAGTGGGGAATACACAAACGGATGCGTACGGGTAACTATATCACCAACGCTACACCGTTTGGGTACACGCAAATCAATCACCAGCTAGTGCCAGAGAAAAATAACGCAATGATTGTCAACGATATTTTCAAAAGTTACCTGTCTGGTATGGGCATAAATGAAATTGCTGAGCATTTAAACACAATATATCCAAAAGAAAATAGAAAATGGAATCCCCGAACGATTCATGCAATCCTGCGTAATGAGAAATATATTGGAGACAGCTTGTACCAAAAAACCTACACAACGGATTCGCTCCCATTGAAAAGGTATCTTAATACCGGCCAGCGCTCGAAATACTATGCGTTGGAAACGCATGAAGGGATAATTTCTAAGACCGATTACGAAAAGGTACAGAACCTACTTGCAAAGAAAAGCATTACAGGGGAGATTGATAGAACTTGTGTATTTTCAAAGAAAATCTACTGCTCAATATGTGGCGCTATATGCTCCAGAAAAGGGCCGCCCACGCGAGGATTTGTATGGTGCTGCCGAACACATTTGCAATCGAAAGTTCTTTGCCTACTCAAATCAATCCGTGAGGATGAACTCCAACAGGCGTTTTTGTCAATCTATAATCGACTGCAATGTAATCAGAAAACGATTCTGGAACCACTTGTGGATGACCTGCTTGGGTTACGGCATTTGCAAGAACAAAAATATAAAAACCGCCTTGCACTTGGAGAAGATATTCAGCATCTTGCAAAACAGAAACACAATCTTACCAGAATCCATACACTAGGTTACATTGAGGAAACACAATTTATAGAGCGAAGCGCAGCCATTGAGCAGCAAATCAGAGAAAAGAAACAACAGCTTTCACGAAATGATATGCCTAACACATCGGAAAAAATTCTACAAAAAACAAGACTCATCCAGAAGAAACTTTCCAGTACACCGCCGCTGGAATCATTTGACGAGTCTGCCTTTAAAGAGCTTGTGAAAAAAGTGCTGATCAGCAATACGGCAATCCAATTCGAACTCATCAACGGCATGAAGTTATCAGAAAGCCGTGCAGCCACATGAAAAGTCGAACCAGTACAAGATGCCCGTCTGCCCGGTGTTGACCGTGATGCTGCAATCCTGATGCGCCCACAGGGCGTTGTCAGAGTTGTACAGTTCCACGCGGGTCACGGTCAGCGGGGTGCTCTCGGCGCTGATGGTCAGCTGCGCCCGCACCGTGCCGTTGGGCAGCACCGCCACATCGGACAGGTCCGTTTTGATGTAGGTATTGCCGACACGGTACTTGGCATAAGCGACACGCCGCTTGATGTAGTTCCGCAGGTCGGTAAACCCTGCACTGTCAATCATGGGTCATACCTCCTAAAAAAGTGATCCCGGCTCCAGCCCGCATGGGGTAGCCTCAAAGCCCGCGCTCCCGCTGGCTGTGTCGGTCATAAGTACGCCGTCAAGGATAGACCCCTGCACTGCCGCAGCCGGGTGTGTACCCACCGTGGCATAGCCCGTCATTGGGCTTGTATAGGTCTGTCCATCTTCGACTGTGGCAACGGCCACATTTTCCCCGGCGATAACGCCCTGCACGGCAGGAGCCGGGAATGTGCCGGCAGTCGGCTGGCCTGTCAGCGGCATGGTGTACGCCTCGCCGCCGTGCTCGGTCTCCACCACTACAGGAAAATTGTAGATAGCTCCCTCCCTGGCCTGCACCGGATAGGTGCCGCACAGGCGGGCCGTGTACACGCACCATCCGCAGCCTGTGCGGATTTCAAAACAGTGTGTGCTGCGGAACATGATGCCGTCCAGATGGCTGCGCAGACTTTTGTACAGGTTTACCGCCCTCAAAAGGTCTGTGTTGTTCACCGGCACGGCGGGGGTCGATGCGTCCAGTACAATGCGGAATGTGTAGGGGTTGCCGCCCTCCACATAGTCGAACCATTCTTCCACGATGCTCTTGGGGTACACCGATTGAATTGCCGCCTCAACAGCGCCCTTGGTGCCAAGATGACGGTGGATATAGAAGCTGGATTTCAGCAGTGCCCGCTTCGTTTCCAGCGGGTAGTCATAGCCGTACCAGTCCACCTTGAAATCGTAGGCCAGAATGTCCAGCAGTGCTTCATCCAGTTCGTCAATGCGGGGATAGATGGCTGCTTTCTCAATCTCGCTCATGCGGTCCGAAAGTTCTTCGGCTACAACCTGTCCCAGCGCTATCATGCGACTGTCATTGCGCAGTACGGG